TGATCCCCGAACAATGAATGTTTTTATCAACATACAGAGATGTATCAGTGGTTAAATACGTGTCTGCTAAACGCCGCGATGTATTTATTGCAACACCATTATCATTTACAATGAAACTCCATTTTGTATTTGAAGTATTATTTAAATCGTTCAAATCGTTTATATCGTTTAAATGATATGTTTTCTCTCCTACAACTAAAAATTCTTCTTTTCTTCTCAGATCTAATCTGTTTAAATTTTTAGCTTCAAAGTCATCATTGAGTTGTAAACCTATGGCCACTGAATCTATTTGTATTACAGGGGGCATAGTATCATTTTCTAGATAACTCATATTATCTTACTCTATTTAAAAGAAAAATACATTTAATATTTATATATATAAAAAATGATATATTATAATTAATATATTAATATATTAATTTCTAAAATGAAACGTATTGAAAATATTCATAATAAAACGATGGAGATTGATATCGAGAATCAGCCATATAATAACAAAAATATCCTATTGCAGCGCAAAGATTTGGATAATTTGCTAAATAGCAATGGGTTGTCTGGTTTAGAAATTAAAAATATCAATTTATATCGTGTCGCATTCGTTCATAAATCTTATTGTACTATGAAAAATGCGGATTTTGATAAGAGTAATGCTAATTGTCCCGCGGGATGCCTGCCTTTACAAGATATGTCCTATGAACGTTTGGAATTTCTCGGCGATTCTCTACTTGGTATGATTGTAACAAATTATTTATATCTACGATTCCCTGATCAGAACGAAGGGTTCTTATCAAAAATAAGGACTAAAATAGTTAACGGGCGGATGCTCGGATATTTGTCGGAAAAGATAGGGCTCCCTAAATTTGCAATAATTTCAAAACAAGTCGAAGAATCAGGAGGAAGAAATAATTATAAGATTATGGAGGATATTTTCGAAGCATTCTTAGGAGCTCTTTATTTAGATTTTCAAACAGATGCCGACGAGGTCTCGCTTCCCTCCAATATCAGAGTTACGCCTATTAGCGGTGCTGGATATTACGTAGTAGAAAGTTGGATCATCTATATTATTGAAAATTATATAGATTTCTGCGAACTAATAAGAATTAAAAATAATTATAAGGATATGCTCGTATCTCATATGTTACATTATTTGCAAGATGTGCCCCAGTTTAAAGAATTGAATATCTCTATCAAGGATAATGTTAGAGTATTTACTTATTGTATCAAAGATAAGAATGGTTCTATTATTGCGACTTCTACAGGCAGTACCAAAAAAGAAGCTGAGAACAATGCGTCAAAGAGCGCCCTATTATATTATAATGTAAATATTCAAGAATATAATTCTCATATATAAGAAATTATATAATTATTCATCTAATACGAATGTAAATATGGTAAATATGAATATAACACATTTAGTTTTATCTGGAGGCGGAATGCACGGAGTTATGTTTTTAGGAGCCCTGAGGTATTTATATATAACAAACTTGCATAAAAAAATCACTCATATCGCAGGATGTTCAATAGGCTCTTTTGTAGGTCTCATGTTTGCTTTTAAATTAGAAATAGATGAAATGGAGGAATTGGTATACAATATGCAATACGATAATGATTTATGCAATGTTCCTATAAAAAATTATATTAAATTAATAACGGAGTATGGAATATGTGATATGGAGCTTTTTATAAATCATTTAAAAGTTGCTATAAAAAAAAAGTATCCGCATTTAGACGATAAATTAACTTTCAGGGATATATCAAAGATATTTGGGGTCAATATCTATATGTCTGCGACAAATATAAATTCCTGTGAAAATAAGATTTTTTCTATTGAGGATACCCCAGATATATGTGTGTATGATGCTTGTTGTGCTTCTATGTGTATCCCTCTATTGTTTAAACCAATACATATAGAAGATTACTATTATGATGGGGCCTTGACTAATAATTTTCCCATTAAGATATTTGACCATGTGCCCAGCGAGAATATAATAGGGATGGTATTACAAAAAGAGGAACGGACTATTGAGAAAACGAAAAATATCAACTTAATCTATATTCTAAAGCAGCTATTTAATATCTTAAATGTATTAAGAGTTAAACATGTGCTAACCGCACAGATTAATAATAGCAAGATAAAAAACTTTTATTATCCTAAGAATTTACCATTAAAGAGCACGATGGACATAAAATTCAGTAGATTAGGGATGAAATTGCAGCTTAAAAAAGAGCAAATTGACGAGATGATATTTTGCGGCTTCGAGAGTATGGGAGAATATATAGAAGACAGGCATAAGAATTTCGTAAAAAATATAGAAGACCGCACAATAGATCTATTGGTATCCTAAGTTTCTAATTTTCTATTATAAATGGCGTGGAGTTAATAATTTTAGAATTAAGGGGTTTTTTATCGGTAAACATATTATGCGGGATATTTAAAAATATATTAATAAGTTCTTGGGTTATTTTATTTAAAAATGTGCTACTTTTGGCGCTCTTATTCTCATTATAGAAATTAATTATTTGATTACCAAAATTCTCCGCAAATACGGAAATCTCTTTAGAAGGTAAGTTTGAAGGTATATTAATTTTAGCCAACCATGATTTATAATAGTTATTTTTATTCCTGAAAGCGCCAGTAATTCTCACATAGTCTTCTGGTATATATTTAATATGAGAATCATTGATCTCTTTGGCTATTCCGAAATCATATAAATATATAGAGTACGGGCATGCTTCCAAATAGTATATCTGGCCATTTATTTTATATTGATAATAGCCTTTCTCGTTATTATTATGATATAGGAAGTTACCCCAATGGCAATCGCGGTGAATGTATCCGAATGAATGCAGAGTCATTATAGATAACATCATTTGAATAAAAATATTATACAGTACTTTATTATCTTTTAAAAAATCTTTTTTCTTACATAGACTCTTGTAATCGCCATGCGCTAATTCATTTAGCAGAATAATATATTTTTCGCCGCTAATAATTCTCGGTGTATTTTTATCAGATAAAACGTTGCAGTATATTGCCTTATAAGTCAAAATGAAATGTCTCGATATTTTATTTTTAACAATTTTCTCCGTTATCTTTTCGTTAAGAGTACTTTCTAATAAGTTTCTATAATTTCTAACCATGAGTTTTGCGGCAATGGGACGCGATCCAATTTCGTTTTTTATTTTTGCTATATAAATATATCCATATACACTCGATGTACCAAAGCGTCTTGTGAGAATTATTGTATTTTTAATGTTATATTCGGGGTTCATAGTATCACTGGTCTTACTAACACTCAAGCATTGCTTGGAACTCACGTTTTTTATTTTCTTACGAATATGATTATTATAAAAGATTCTGCTATCCAAATTATATTTAATATTTTTATTCATAAAATAATTATCTATATCTACCAACTCATCGCTGGTCTTTTTCTTTACTTCAGAAAGATATTTAGTGTCTACAGAATTCGATAAATATCCCTTTTTATTTTTTGTAGAAGCATATTTGCTTATATATTCGTCAGAGCTCATTATAACTAATAACTTTTCTAATATACAGCAATATTCTAATATATTATTATAATAGATTTATGAATAATAATATAGAACCATATATATTTATAATAGATTTAGACGGGACTATAATAGGCAATTGCAGTTATCAATGTGATATATATAATATCATGGAGTTGATAAAAACATATGATAAAAAAAAATTAAATAAATATAAGATTTTGTGCGAAAAATCTCTGAATGAGAGCTATAACGAGAAGTCCTTATTGATAAGACCGCATTTTTTTCATTTTATTCAGGCGATGAAGAAGTTATATCCGGTTTCTTATTTTTATGTATATACTGCTTCGGAAAAAAAATGGGCAAACAAAGAGATCTCTATTATAGAGAAGAATAACAATTTTAAATTCGATAGACCTTTGCTTACGAGGGACAATTGTATAATAGATAAGGATGGTAGTATAAAAAAATCTATTAATAAAATATTACCTCTTATTAAAAAAAATATAAAGTTCTCGAGTACATTTGATATTAAAAAGCACCTGCTTATAATAGACAACAATCCTACTTTTATAGATTACAAGGATAACTTGTTGATATGTCCTACGTATAATTATGTTAAATTCAATAATTTGAAAGATGTAGTACCTGACGATATCAGCTGTGCTAACGTTAAAAATTACATAAGTAAATTGACGAAGGAACAGAGAATGTGTAGGAATTATAATAACCCCGAATGTTTGGAAAAAATATATAAGTGGCTATATAAAAAATGCAAGAAAATCAATAAGTACAATTTGAGATATGTTAACGATAATTTCTGGAAGGATTTGGTAATATTAATAAAGAGCCATAATATCAGACAGTACACTTCAAAGAATGTCGATATGATGCAAAAGAGCATAATGATATAATGATATAATGCTTATAATAATGATATTATGATATATATTAGTTTTGATATTGGGGTTAAAAATTTGGCGCTTTGTATAATTAAAAAGAATGATATAGCAGATACTCAAACTCAGAATACTCTGGAGATAATTGATTGGCGAATAATAGCATTGGCTGATAGCAAGAAGGAAATCAAGGGTATCGAAGATATTACTGAGCGAATTTATATGAATATGGATAACATCGTCGGAGATCTTAAAAGTAAAAATATAAACACTATTGATTACGTATTAATCGAGAACCAGCCTTCTAATCTCAATGGTATTATGAAGACCATACAGCATATAATATACGGGTATTTTAGTTTAATTAAGTTTTGGGACAAGGAGGTCGGAAATGTTATTTTAATAAATGCATCTTTGAAAACCAAGCATCACAACTATGTAATAAATATAGCTACTACAAAACCAGATGAACCCAAGAATAAGAAGGGGTTCCGTAAGGATAAATATAAGAATAATAAATTACTTAGCATAGAACTGTGCAAACAATATATCAGCGAAGATGAATATTTAAAGAAACTTTTCAACGAAAATAAGAAAAAGGATGATTTGAGCGACGCATGTTTACAGGCAATATCTTATATCCGATGTGCTATTGGCGGCAGCAGCGGCAGCAGCAGCGGCAGCGATATAGTAAATAATTATAATAAGATTTATGCGCACGAGATGATAATGTTGGAATAGTCTTATCATTTATCTGCATTACAATAATATATTTTTTATTTTTATAGATGCGTATTAATGCTGATTAAAATATTATAATAGATATATAAACATTTAATATCAAAATAAATATATAACATGGCTTTAATATCAACTCTTAATAACCAAAATAATGATTTAATAGAGTTAAATAGAGATAGTTTTAATAATCAACAAGCATTTAATTTCAATATTCCTCGAGGCAATAATAAATCTGGAGATAATTCATTAAATAACGAGCTCTTTAACAGGAAAAAAATAAGTGACGATGTGATCTCAATGTCTTCGGCGAGTTCATCGCGCGCAAGTTCTCCACGGGGAAAACAAGATTATATTAAAAACATGAATAATATCTATAAAAATAAGGTTATTAAAAAGAGTGGAAAAAGCCACATAAGCTCTTCTTATAGTAAAGGCATTAACGATAGCGATGAGACCGGAGATAGCAGCGATAGCGGACAAAGCAGAAGCAGTAGACACAGCAGACACAGTAGACACAGCAGAAGCAGCAGAAGCAGTGGGGGAAGTAGCGAAAGCGGCGAGAGTAACGAAAGCGGCGAAAGCGGCGAAAGCGGCGAAAGCGGTGAGAGCGGTGAGAGCAGCGAGAGTGGCGAAAGTGGCGAGAGCGGCGAAAGTGGCGAGAGCGGCCGAGGGGGAGATGGAAGAATCGGGAAATATAATGATAAAAAAAAATATTTAAGCCCTAAAGAACTACTTAAGCTTGAATTAAATGAAAAACGCGAGATAATTTATCAGTTAGACAGGTTAGAATCTAAGGGCTTTAGGTTACCTTTTAAATTCAATATGAATTCTGATTTAGAAGAGATGAAAACAGAATATAATAGAATAATCAGAGAAAAAGAATTGGACGGCAGTGTGCGTTTTCAACAAAAAATGTTAATGGCTTTTATATCAGGAACTGAATATTTAAATAGCAGGTACGATCCTCTCTCAATTCGTCTTGACGGATGGTCTGAGCAGGTAAATGAAAATATCAATGATTATGATGATATTTTCGAAGAATTGCATTATAAATATAAGGCGACCGGTAAAAAGATGGCTCCTGAACTAAGATTATTTATGTCTTTATCTGGTAGCGCATTCATGTTTCATTTAACAAGCCGAATGTTTAAAGAGCAACCATTGCCCGATATAGAAAATGTATTAAAATCTAATCCGGAATTAATGAAACAATTTCAAAATGCTGCTGCAAAACAATATATAATAGGCAATAATGATCAACAAATTCCTCAAATGTCGCAAAACAGGGGTTCCGGAAATTCAGGTAATGATAGTATGGGGCTCTTTAATATGGTTAGCAGTCTTTTTGGTTCTCTAAATAGTGAACCTCCTCAATCTAAAATGCCTATGTATCAGCAGCAGCAACAGCAGCAACAACAGCAACAACAGCAGCAACAGCAACAGCAAAGAATGCAACAATCACAGAATATGCGAAAACCAGCTGAAGATATTGATAGTATAATAAGGAATGTTCATAGTAAGATATCTATAGATGATAGTGATAATAATATCGAAACACTTTCTGTAAGCGATGAAGAAATTACATCGATAATTGAGGATACTGCTGATATACAAATATTAAAAACCAAGGGCCGTCCTAAAAAAGGTGTTAGAACTTTGAATATATAATTATTATATTATGGAAAAAAGAGAAGGAATGGGATTAGTTGAATTTACTATTTATTTCTTCTTAGATTGGTTATTTTTTTAGCAGAGCTTTTAACAAATTTGCCCATGTCTTTTACGGAAGTTAGTATTCTGTCTGGAGTTCGTTGTATGGTTCGCATAGGATTGCTTACGGTATCCTCGATTTCACCTTCGAAAACTTCGAGTCTGTTTAATAGGTCACTTAAAGTGCTTAGTAATATAGGGACGATTATTATAGTGAATAACATAGTTAAGAATAAAAATAGGGATATCATGGTACCTACGGATATGATATCTCTGCTTATATCTTCAGAGCATTTGCATTTTTCATTGGTTAAATATCTAACATAATCGAACGCGTAGTATATATATACTACAAACATTAGGAAGAACACGAAAGTGGCTATAGATAGCAGTTGGACAACTACGAACCCCATGCTTTCGGCAACGCTTTTAAGCGATATGATAGATGTTATTAGGAAATACGCTAAAGCGACTATTGTAAAGTTTTTGATGAACTCTTTATTAGGATGTTCTGAGCATTCGCATCCCATATTTTCAAGCTTATAAATGTAACTCAGGATGATTATTAGCAGTATTGCAAATATAGCTTGAATTATTGCGCTACTGTAAAAAGACAGGTTGTTGTTGTTTGCTTTCATTATACTATTTCTTACTCTATACTATTATATAGAAATAATTTTTTTATTTTTATAACTCTAAAATATTATAAATAAAGAATTTAGTTGAACTATCGTAATTTTTAATATCTATATTTTTAATTTTATTAATAATATCGGGGTATTTTTTAATACACAATAATTTATATATTTGTTCCAATAATATATCTAATATATATTTGTGATATTTATGGTCATTAGAATCTATTAGAAAATATATATGGTCGCAGATATTATTTAGCAATACAATAAGCTCATCGTTCTTATACTTAGCCCATACTTTGTTCATGTTGTGTATCCCCTTCTTCCATTTAATATATTCACAATACATATCATATTCATCGTTTAGCAATAGAAGGTTGTTTTCATATACGTAGGGAGGCGGGTTCCACCCTTTATTATTTATGTAATTATCCCATTGATTATTGATATTAGCAGTTAAATACTCTGTGTTAAAGAAATCCAAGATATTACAGTATATATCGTCGTCGCTCGTTTTAATATAATTCAAAATTATACTAAAGACATCATCTAAATTTTCACTATTATTTATTATTTCTCGTATTTTATCATATATATTGTCTTTATTTTTATGAGATAATTTATTTAGATAACCTATCAGACACCTTTTGGTCTCAGAAGTCTTAGAAAACTCTGGGATAATAATGTGAACTCTATTCTTAGCCTTAGGTTTATTGTATTTATCCTTGCTATTATTGTAAATCTTCTTAGCCCATATCATTTTAGGATCATAAAAGGAGTTAAAACACGAGTATGTATTTTTTACTTCAAGTGACTTTTCTAATATATTTGATGGTATCGTTGTGATATTTTCATATTCTCTTTTAAATTCTTCTATATTGATCTTTATGATCTGCTCGCTCATTATTAGTTATAATAAGGGTATCTTGTTATATACTTAATCCTATGTTTATAATTTTGAGTACATAATTGAAAAAATTTTAGAAATTTCAAAAAGTTTTTAAAAGTTCAAAGAAAAATAAATTATGTACTCGTTTTTAATTCATAATATACATAAAGCAGAAGCTCTAAATAATATTAATATGCACGAGATATTAAAAAAGTTGGAAGAACTATACAGCAATAATTTGGTATACAGGACTATAATTGTATGTAAAAATATCGAAGATCACAAAAATATCTTGAATACTAATAATTACGATGCCTGTGTTATAGATAAATACGAGAATATAAATTACGACAGTTTAGATACCCGTATCTTCCTAATAGAAAAAGATAACTTTATTAAATTTATCAAGGATTCAATTGATAACGAGAATAACAAGAATCCCTACGACTCCCACTTTTACAATGCTGTAATATTTGATAGTAACGATAGTAACGGAAGTAATGATAGTAATCATCCTGACGATCATGACGACCGAGACGATCTTGAGAAAGAGTTTAAGAAAATTTGCAATAAGGACATTATAATATTTTAAGCTGTTAAATAATAATTATCTAATAATAATTTAGAAGAAGTTTATACTATTTAATGGCTGGAAGGAGTACTATCCGTACTTCCCGTACTTTCAATAGTTCAAGTACCGTTAGAAGCAATCGCGGTAAAAACAATAACAGCAATATGATTACCATGGTAGTTGTAATAGCTTTTTTGATATTAGCTATATTTGTAATGTTTTATTTTAACCAAACTATAATGGAGAAATTCACTGGAAAGCGCAATTATTGCTTAGAGTATTATTACATGGATGGGTGCGGGCATTGCGACCGCTTTAATGAATCTGGTGTGTGGGATCAATTAAAAACCCAGTACGGCGACCAAGTAACTTTTAACAAATATAACAATCGCGAAGAAAAGGATAGAATAGATAAATACAATATATCAGGGTTTCCTACTATTGTATTAACAAAAGACGATAAAATAATTAAAGAATACAACGGCGATAGAAGCAAGGAAGACTTAGAAAAATTTATAGTAAGTTATACAGAAAAGGTAAATGCTTAGATATATAAATAAAACATAATAATAACCAATTATATTAAGAATAAAATCAAAAATATGGGTGCCGGATTAATGCAATTGGTACTAAATGGGAGTATGTCCGATTTTATTACAAAAAATCCTAAAATAAACTATTACAAATATGTGCATAATAAGCATACGAATTTTTCCATTGAACAGATTACTTTAACATCCGAAGGGAATGCTAATGGCGGATTTATAAACGGCACGAAGCTAACTTTTAAAATTAAAAGGTATGCCGATTTTTTATCAAATATGTTCTTGACTTTTAATATACCTGCGATATATTCGACAAACAAGCACAAGTTTAGATGGGTAACTAATCTCGGATACAATTATATTAAAGAGGCCCGTATAACTATTGGCGGGAGTACTATAGAGACGCTATATGGCGAGTGGTTAAATATATGGGACGAGCTGACTAATAAAGATGGTATCAAATATAATAAGCTTATAGGTAATGTAGATGAATTGGTAAACCCTTTTAAATTTGTTCCGAAGTATACTATTATAAATAATAAAATGTATAATATAACGTATCCTATAGCTACAAATAATAATCCAAGTATTAAACAGCGGCAGATACAGGTACCATTGAATTTCTGGTTTACTAAAAATCCATCGCTGGCCCTGCCCTTGTTAAAATTGCAAAACAATGAAGTCTATCTCGAAATAGATACGATAGATATCGGATTCAACGGGTTATTTCAAGTTTGGAGTAATATATTGAATATGTATGTTAGCCCAATCTTGTATAATAGAGTTCATCAAGATAAGATAGATATCACGAGTTTTGTAAGCACAAGCGATAGAGTATTTGATGTTAGGAATCAACTAATATGTTCCTATGTATATCTTGATAGTATCGAGAGAAGTACTTTGTTGCTAAATACTAACAAGATTAATTATGTAATTAGTACGGCGAAGAGAACAATAAGTGAATTCAATATTTCTGAATTACATAAAACAATAGATATTACAAATGCTAATCATCATATCAAAGAGTTGATATGGATAGCAAGAAGAAAGGATTCTATAAAGAATTTCAATAATCATATGAACTATACGGCTACTCCCGAAGAATATAAAGAGAATATGGGTATATTAGATAGAATTGAAATAATATGGAATAGAGAAATATCAAGATCAGACAATGACGCAGAGTATTATAATAACATAGTGCCTTATAAATATCATACAAATATTCCAAGAACGGGCTTATATTGCTATTCGTTCTCTCTGTTTCCTGAAAAACAAGTTAGTGCAGGGTCTTACGATAATACATCTATAAGAACCTCGTTATCTATATATGTTAAAGAGAATATCAAGAATGACGAGGAAGTCAATCGTATCAAGAATATATACAATAGCATATCAGAAACTTCTTACGAAGATACAATTATAGAAATTGTAATATATGCTATAGATGTAAATATATTTAGCTTATCAAACGGAATTGCTGGATTCAAGTATAGTTAAGAGAAGCGGAGTAACGGAGTAACGAAGTAACGGAGTAACGGCTATCTATTGTTTTATTTTTATATTCTTCATTATTAATAAAAGAATTATGGATTTATTTATTATTATTATAATAATCGTTTTCGTTCTTATAATAAAATATTTGATAGATACTATAAATTCTCTTAATAGCGAAATAAAGGAGATTAAAGACAAATGTATTTTAAATAAAAACGTGACGTTTAATAAAAAGACCGAAATTCCAACAGTTAAAATCAACGATATTATAGGCGGTATATCATATTTCAAAAATTATATTGATAAACCTTGATATATACCTTGATATAAAGACATATAAATAATATAAGCGTTTATAATGAAATGCCACGGAAAAATAAAAAGAACGATATAAAATCTACAATAGATAAAAAAAAGGGGTTAATGTCTACCATGGTTAAAGATGTCGTAGTTGTTGAAAACGAGGATATCATATTGCAATTACCTATATCATCTAATGATATAAACAAAATGAATATAAATGAAGAAACATTCGATGCCCCTAAGCCTTACGAGCCCGGATGTTGCTATATTAATGAAACAAATACTTATAACAATATTCAAGATAATTTAATAAATACAAACGATAATGCTAATGGATATTATAATAACACCAACGAATTCAAGGATATTCAAAATAATATGGAATATATAAATAACGACTGTAATAACCCTATGGAAAAAAACGAGAGTGAAAATATAATTAAATCAGTTAATAATTGTTACTGGTGTTGCCATCCTATAAATGATAGAATTTATGGCATGCCTTATAAATATAATGTTGCCTCAAATACTTATATATTATTCGGAAACTTTTGTTCGTTTGAATGCGCTAATGCGTATAATTTTTCATCACATTGCGGCAGTGATAAGGTATGGGAGATAAACAGTCTAATACAGATGTTGAGCAAACACTTTGGGCATACTAAACCAATACGACCTGCTCCTTCGAGATTTTTATTGAATATTTTCAACGGCCCTCTGTCTATCGATGAGTTCCGTAAAGGCCATAAAACAAACGATAAAACACATTTACTCAATCTTCCTCCTATGATTTCGACGACATATAATTACGAAATAGTCAACACATCTTACCTTAAAAATACAACAGATAATATGAATAATAAAATAGAAGCTAAAAAAATAAAAAAATGATATAAGACTTTTATAATTATAATTATTGTGATTAAAACATGAGCGACAATGAAGAAATCTACTTTTCTCCATACAGAGTATCTACTATAACTTGTAATGCGAACATCGGGGAGGATATTAATTTGAATCTAAAAATTTTATTTGATAATATTTTAATTATAGATAAGGAAGAAGCTGATAATGGTATTGTGTGGGTTCAATATATGAAGGAAGGCGAGGAGCTAAGTCGTGGAATATACCCTAAAAAAAGAAGAAAAAGCAAGAAGAATAAAATGAAGAAGAATCGTTTTGATAATCAAGTTACGATTATTTGCAAGAATAATACGTATATGCCTAATGTAAAAATATTTAAAAACGGAAATATTCAGCTGACTGGTATTAAAAATGTTAATGATACTGAGGTAATTGTAAATCATATTATCTATAATATCAATAATATCTATGAGAATATCTCAAAAGACATCATAAATAACCGCGGTGATAATTATAAGTTAGACTTAAAATATCAGAATTTCAAGATTAGAATGATTAATTCTGATTTTAAAGTATATTGTGATAGCGAACTAAAAGTCGGCTTCGGATTAAAAAGAAGGGAAATTCATAAGCTTTTCATAAGCGATCTATATAACAACAAATGTTCCTTTCAGCCGGGAATATATCAAGGAGTTAAGTTGGAATACTTTTGGAACAGGTGTAATAGCGATAAAAATGGGTTATGCACTTGTCCTAAAAAATGCTATGGAAAAGGCAAAGGAGAAAAAATAAATGAATGCAAAAAGGTTACGGGCGCTCTATTTGAAAGTGGAAGTATATTGATTACCGGAGGAGTATCCTTTGAACAAGTAGACGAAACATACAAATATATATGCGATTTTTTAAAAAAACACAAAGATTCTATCAAAAAAATACAACCATCTGCTATGATCATGAATAACGAGACAGAAGTCGTTGAAGTATTGTAGCGCCTCATAGAGTATCGCGAGTCTCTACATCGATGGTATATAGCAGCTAAAATTGTAATAGTCTTCTGAGCCGTTGCCCGAAGTGTATTTTTTATATTTATCGGTATTAATTGAATTATTACCTGATCTATTTGCGGATGGTATATGATGGCTTGCATAAAATTGTGCTGCGTATGCTACGGCATCTGGTTCAACAGGAGGCATTTTATAGCTATTTCCCCATGGCTTTTTATCAAATAGAACATCTCCAGTATATAATCCAGCATTCTTAGGTTGAGGTGCTATAAATACAGCTCCGTCGTTATCTAATACGGCATATTCTAACTCTTTTTTCATTATTCTATTATATTAAATAGATATTATTATATAAAGATAAATTTTAATAATTAAATTAAAATGAGTGCGGATAATAATCTTAAAAAGCGAAAGGTTGCCGATTTTGTAAAAGACGGTATGGAAACTGAAGATATTAAAAAAATGGTTCAAGAAATAATGCTCTATATGACTGAGAATAAAAGTAAGTTTGCATCAGAAGAAGAATTGGAAAATAATATGAAAAAAACTATAGAAGGCATCGCGTTTTTCGAGGAAAGGTATCCTATGTTGTACAATATGGTTACGAAAAATAAGGGATTTGATTATAGTAGTTTAGAATATTTCTTAAATATGCGAAATAAAATTATTAAGAATGAAATGAGCTCAGAACAGGCTTCTAAAGAGGTCGGGCAAGTATGGTTCGATAAGTATTATAAAAATCCAGACAAAAAATAATATGCATATATCTATCTAATTATCTTATTATAATTTAGATGATTATTGATCTTTTTTTCATATCAATATTGATAGGTATATCAATCGGAATTATAGGTGGCGGAGGAGGCATATTATTTATACCTGCACTAATGTATTATAATTTATCTTTTCAGCAAGCCGTCGCTATCTCTCTGTTTCTAAATAGCATTCCTAATGCATTACCTGCATTATATTTGTATTACGAAAAAGGCCATTTTAATTTTAGGATAGCCGCTATTGTTACCATAGGATCTATTATAGGTATTACAATTGGTGCACTTTTTGTTACAAAAAATTATATAGATATAAAAATATTATACAGAATATATACTTTTATCTTAGCGCTAACAACAGTTTATATGTTATATTATTATTGTTAGCAAAAAATAATAAAAATTGATATAAGCGTTTAAATATATATACTTTTTAACAAACTACACTATGAATAGTGAAGCGCTGTTTTCCAATGTCCCCCCTAAGAATCTCCATGAATTAATTGAAAAAACTTATAATAACCATGAAGCTAATTCCACTCACGCAAACACGCTGATCAATACATTGAAAAAGTATCACTTTTGGCCCAACATTAAGGTAAAGAAGTTTAAAAACAACGACGATCTTGTTCTTCTTCATAATAATTATAAAATGGCTGCAAATGCAAGCGAATACAAACAGCTTTACGAGGAATGTAGGAGTATCGTATTGGACTTCTCGCTGTCTTATAATAACAATGTAGTAGTCACATATGCAAATTCTGTTCCGCGAAGGATTGGTTATGATGAATACATGGGTTCTATGTATGAAAATACCGATAAATGCTATGAAGCCTATGATGGTACTATTATTACTGTTTATAATTACAAAGACACGTGGTATTTCGGAACATCGAGTTGTCCTGATGCGAACAGTTCAAAATTCTCGCATCCTACAAAATCGCATGGACTAATGTTCGACGAAGTTCTCTATAAATACTATAGTCGCGTCCCCGATGTTTATAGTAGACTTATCGAAATCGAGAATCCCGAAGAAATTTCTAAAATGTTGCGAGAATTGTTTGTTGCCAATTTGAATATCGGACATGCATATGAATTTGTCTTGATCCATCATGAAAACAAGCATATTATCGATTATACTAATATTCTCGGCGAAGAATACAAAGAGATCATTCATATTAACACGCGTAATAGAATTACTCTGCAAGAATATGATATTAACAGCTCGTCAATTCAAGATTTGTTTAATCTCGGCATTAGATATCCTGCATATTTTAGCACTATTGTTGATGCTAATAATTATATCAATAATAACAATAGCTATGGTATAATTATTAAAAAGAGTATCGGTAATGGTACTTCAAAGCTATACAAGATTTCTTCGAGCTATATTAATCATCGTGAGGAAACTGATCCTTGCCATCCCAATTTGTGGATGAATATCCTCGAAGTCTATATGAAAAATAAACAGGATTATACTATCAAGGATTACATCGCTGCTTACAATCCAAATATCCAGCTTCCCTGCGATAACAATGGAAAAGATATTGATCCTACTTATCTTATTCATACGATTATCTCAACTATCAAGGATTCTCTGTATAATTATTATAAATCGACGACAACATATAATCCAACTTATAAAAGGTATAAGATGAATAAGGAGCTCGACAAGCAATTTGCCCCGATTATCCAATATCATTTGGCGCAATTGAGAAATCTACAGATTACCACATTTAACAAGAAAATCATTACGTGCTCGAATATTTATTACTACTTGTGCCAATGCAATGATGTTAAAAACATCAAAACACTAATTCAGTTCTTTGCATCCAACCCGCTAAACGAGATGCAACCGAGAACCTCGATGTGTTTTGCGATTATGAATAGTCTGATTTCCTAAAATCTAAAATATATTTATAATAATAGAAAGAATGTACAATACTTATTCGACACAAGGATGGTTATATATAATTTTAAGTTTGATATTAACAATAATATGTATGTCCCTTAATATATATATTCAAGGAGCTGGCTTATATCTGATATTATATGTACTTTTTATAATTATGATATTAATTACTGCATATAATATTACCTGTTTAACTAAAGGCGAATGTTATGCATGGAGCTGGTTAGTGAGCTTAATGTCTCTAATACCTATGATAATAGTAACAATAATGTTAATTTTATTTGCCTTAAATAAGCAATAAATTTTTATTTTTATTTATATTTTTTATTTGTAAAAATTGATATATAAGATAGAATATATTAATATATAAATAGAATGTTTCACAATTATATATTTGACCCAGAAGACCCTTCAAATAACCACAGTTTTGAAATTCATAATATAGATCTGGCTATCGTAAATGGTATTAGGAGAATTATTATGACTGATATTCCTAACATCGGGGCAATTGGAGAAAAACTCGATAAAGAAGAGCCTACTGTAAATGTTAAATTTAATTCTGGAGCTCTCCATGATGAATTTATTATTCACAGAATAGGTCTCATTCCTATCTGTATGAGCGCCGATGAAATCGAAAACTATACTGATAATTCCCTCGTCCTCGAACTGAATGTTAATAACACTACAAATAAAAAATTAAATGTAAGGACATCAGATTACAAAGCTAAACTCGACGGCATTGAATTGAGCGATAGTAAATTACAAGAGCTCTTTCCTCCCAATAAAGTATCAAAGGACACTATTTTGATTACTCGTCTTCGTCCGGGCGAACATTTACATCTGACTGCGAATATTGTTAAAAGAACAGGTCGCGATAATGCATCGTTTAATCCGGTATCTCTTGCTAACTTTTCATATATCCAAGATCCCGTCGAGGCGAAGAAATGCGATAATATCTTAGATAAAGAGCGAGCCTACTATAAGAATAATTACGGTGATCCTATTAAATTTAAGTTCGATATCGAGTATATCAACGTAAACATAGGGCCTAAGTATCTAATTCCAAAATCGCTGGATATTATCACTCATAAACTCAACAACTTAATTAAGGAATTGGCAAATATCGAGATATCTGATGTTGTAAAAATTCAGCAATTTCAGGATATTAAGGAGACCTATGAGTTTATCATTGAGAATGAAGATGATACGCTTGGAAATATCATTCAATCTTTCGTACACAATAAGTATATCAGAGAGAAGAATACTATCAATAACATTGTTTGTAAATTTATCGGATATATTTGCCCGCATCCCCTAAAATCAATTATGATAATCCGTATTACTCTCGATTCTGTTACAGATGCCAATATGTTCATATCATTTATGGAAAAAGTATGCAAGGAAATTATTGAAGATGTAATATCAATCAAAACTAAATGGAATAAATTTGCTATAAACAATAATGTATCATAATTTATATTATTATATATTAAAAGAAGAGTATGTCTATTGATATTAATGAATACAAATATGAAGATGAAGAATTGGATGATATCGAGTATTTAGAAATAATGAGTTTGGAAGATATAATAAAGGACAATCCCTCATTTATCGCATTATCCAAAGCTGATATACATGATAGTCTATTCAATATGTTTTCAAGCACGAAAAAGGCTGAAAATATTACCAAGCTATTCTATGATATTATCGATGATATAAATGCGAAGCGAGGTGTCTTAGATAATTACGATAACTATATTTTTAACGTGGAGGCCGAAAAAGAGAAGGTTGATGTTGATAATATGAAGGATCCTAAAGATGCAGAATATTTTAACAAATTAGAAAATCGCGATGAGGGCCAGTATATTGCGGCGAAGAATAAATACTTTTTTTGCATAAAATACAATACAGAATCTATGAATGTTCGCTTTATGCCCGATAAAAAAATAAGAGTTTCTCTCGAGCCTTCGCATAATAAGAAGTTCCCTATTTACTATCCTGTTTTTCCCATAGATAATGTGAATATTCCTATTATTTCTGCGTATTATAAAATTCCTAAAACTACTGTGAATGATAGCATATATGAGAAGATAACGGATTATTTAATAAATTCCAAAAATATAAATTTAAAATCAGCAGATTATTATGGTAATAGCAAGGATTTAATAAGAGATGTTAGACCAGACATTAACCATATAATTAAATATATGCAAGATGGAAAATACGGAATAGACGATTTCGACTTGGACTATAATAATATAGAGGCTATATTTAAAAAATTCGGTAAATCGCTGGATTTAATAAATATACATGAGAGTGATATTCTCTGTGACTATATGACGTCTGTTACAGATTATGAAAAAGAGAGAAAGAATGTAACGAGACCCGTTAAGATAAAGAAGAGTGATATATTGAATAAAAAATTACTATTCTTTGATAAACTGAAATCTATTATAAGCTTATTGGATTTAAAAGAGAGTACTATAACTTTCTTAGAAAAAACTAAACTAATATTATCAGAACATCTTGCAACTATTAGTGTTACAAATGTCGACGGTGAAAGAATCGAATTAAATAGATTAAATATATATAATCTCGTATTACATATCAACAAACAGGAAGATGCTGATGTGCAAGAGTTATTAAATAATATAAAACAGGTCATACATATTAGCAATATCAAAGAGACCGTAGAAGAAATAGATAAGATTTTAAAAACAAATAAGAGGTTGCCCGAAATAATAGATGCTTATGAAAAAATAAGGGCTAAGTTTGAATATTCGCGAAATCACATATTTGACTATGATAAAGATGGGAAAAAGTACCTAATATCATATCGAGAGATTAAAGAGATTAAGGAAGCCGAATACAATGAAAACTATGAGGGCATTCCTATGATAGAAGGTATGGATGATTATATTAATATTGAAGACCAAGATAATATTGCAGTGGAAACATTTGATATAAAGTATGTAGTTGATGCCATTGATATTAATAAATACTTGTTACATAATACTTATAAAACCGAGGAGGGATTTATAGATGGGCTAAAAATAATACTTCCCGAATTAATGGAAATCAGTAAGCTAAGTAATATAGAGATAGATAGCGATATCTTATGTAGCGAGCTATTCAAATATAATCGCAGTATTCCTTCGAGAAAAAACATATATATTAAAGAGTTCGGAGATAAAAACATAGAATTAGATAAAAAACTGTTAAATATATTGATCAAAGTGCCTCCTAAACATATTTTAAATATCGGAGGGTTAGTCAACGAGTTAGATGGAGATACTTTGGATATTATAGTTGAAGCTAATAAATTGTGGTTGCGCTCGATTAAAACTATGTTTATAAATGCGATCTCTTTCTGGATAATAAATGTTCAAGAAAAAATATTGGAGGATACTTTTCCTCTTGATGAAAATTACCTAAACTATAACTTTATTGTTAATTGGTATAAATATGGATCTCCCTTTGATAATTTAAAGAAGAGCGAGGAAAAAGGGGTCCTACCGTATATTATCAATGTTGCAAAAGAGTATTTGACTAATAAGAACGAATTATCTATAAATATCGAGTCATTATTGAGAGACACTATTAAATACGTGGAAGACAAATACACGACCAATTTAGAAGCTATGAGAGCTAAGTATGAACTATTAAAAAACAAGAAGAAGGAGATGAGAGGCTTGATCGAACAAGAGAAATTTAAGAGTATGCGCGATAACAAGGTATGCCTAAAGAATCCCAATTTATGCAAGGAGCAACATGTTAAGTCTCTTTTATATATGCCTGATATAAATTATGTGAAAATACATAAGTTTTTACATGGATGTTGCTTAAAAAAATTAGATGAAACTTTTAACGATGATATAGATTTAAAGAATGCTAAACGGAAGGATTTAATTGCATGGAAAAAGAAGTTTGCGGAATCGGAAACATCGCGGTTAACTAATAAACCCCGTGATTTAAGATTTATCCCATTTGCCTCCAGAGATAAGAAGGATTCTAAAGTCGCAGAAAAGCTCGATGATTATGATGATTATATTTTAATAGATGATTTTATATACAATATTAACTTAAATGATATTACATCATTGTGGCTGAGAGATATGAGAGATAAAAACAATGGCTTGTTACCTATAAAATCTATAGATGATATCGAGAATAATCCTAAAAAAATAGATATGGCTATAAGAAACAATATAAATATATTGGCGAAAACTTCGAAAAATTTAAAGAGCGATAATTTTATTAAGAGTTTTAATAGGGATAAGATAAGATACAAGAGTATAATTATCGCTATAATAAAAATACTAAATAGCTATTCGCAGAAAAAACAAGATAATATTGAATTAAAACTATTGATAGATAATTCGATCAGAAATTTGAGAGATATTATTATGGATTTAAATAAACTGAATAGTGTATTGATAGAAGATAATGAAATAGATACAGAGAGAATAAACAAGTATATTGTAAGCAGAGCACTTTGCAGCCCTTTTAATCCTGATGAAATAGTAAATGGATCTTTGTCGTCTGATTTGGTAAACAATAGTATAATTCAAGAATTATCCAGAATCATCTATACTGATATATTAAAAATAATAGAACTTACATTTCCTACCGCAGAGGACAATATTAATTTTTTAAATGAACAGCGTGAGAAAAATAAACAGAACAAAATAAACATGTTAAATGATAAGACTGTAGAGGAAAACTTATTAATAAAGGAGCTTAAAAAAGCTGGAATAAAACATAAAATGATGAATGATAAAAAATTAGAAACTATCGCTGACGATGGTGGCGGCGACGAAGGAGGTGGCGGAGGCGGCGGAGACAGGCACGAAGATGATATGAGACCTGATAGTAAATTATTTGATGATTATGATCAAATGCCGAATGATATAGATGATGACGAGCATAAACTTAAATCTTATGACGAAGATAGTGACGACGAATATATGTTACAAGGAGATATGGGATTTATATATAATTAGAGAGATATCAGATATCTGATATTAGACATCATACATTTTCGCTGGATCCTTGTATTTTCTCTGCAATTTCTGCAATTTCTGCAGTTTTTAATTCGGACGGGGGAATATTTGATATATTTACGAGAGATGCCTCGTGAGTACGCTTAGGGCTTATTCTTTTAACATTTATGGTATTGCCTATGATACCGTTCAATTGTATAGGAATAAATCTATTAGCATTACTAAAACAGGTAGCGACCTGTATTTTATATTTCACGGGTATTTCTTCAAATGCACAATCCTGTATTAGGTTGTCGTATTTTAATGTTAATATATTGTACATTTCTTTAGATACATTTACATCACATGCTTCTATTTCTTGAGATAACATCATATATTGTTGAGATAATTTTTTAAATATTTCAAATTTTTCGCTTGCTTTAATGCTATTAGTGAGAGACATAATTAATACGCTTACGGCATTTACAATTATATTTGGTATTTTAATAGAATTTGCGTCTTCACTGATGCTATTTATTATACACATCGTTGAACTCGTTAAAACAAGAGGAATTGCAAAACAAAACTTAACAAAACTCCAATGAGATGATGCTTTTGTGCACAACAAAGTCATGGCTTCGCATTTATCCAAGAGTTTTTCAATGTTATACATATTATTTTTTTTAGTTTATCTAATAATATAATATTTTTTTATTTGAATTATTATATTAGAGATAAGTGTATGAATATAGAGGTGAAACCTAATGATTGGATACTTCCAAATAGAATAGGCTATAACAAATTTGTATACAATACATTTCATCCTTCTAAATATAGTAAAAAAAAGGCCGAGGCATCATGTAGCTGCGCAAAAGGTAGCTGCGATATAGATATCTCGAAAGTATCGTTGTTTCCGCAGCAAAGAATTGTAAAAGATTATATGCAATTTGATAGTCCTTACAGAGGCATTCTTTTATATCACGAATTGGGTTCTGGTAAATCTGCTGCATCTATAGCTGCGTCAGAGGGTTATATTAATAAAAAAAATATAGTAATCATGACTCCTGCATCATTGGCTCAAAATTATGAGAATGAACTCATGAAAATATCTACGATAGGGTTGAATCTCAAGAAATCGTGGACCTGTTTAAAAATAGACAAAGGGAATCCTAAAATGGTTGAAGAATTAAATAAATATGCTATTCAAAAGCAATTTATAGGAAAAACGGGTAACGTTTGGGTACCTTTGTATAGCAATGATATTATAGGTGCCGAAATTGTTATTAATAATATCAAATATGCCGATTTAAGTTCTAATCAGAAGGATGAGATTAACAAGACAATAACGCATATTATAAGAAATAGATATAAATTTATCAATTATAACGGCCTCACTAAAAATTTAATAGATGAATTAGAGAAGAAAGGGAATCCGTTTGATAATGCATTTATAATAGTAGATGAGGTTCACAATTTTATAAGTAGAATAGCAAACGGTTCTAAATTGGCCATGAGAATATATGATTTTCTCATTGAAGCAAAGGATATAAAGATGGTTCTATTATCAGGTACTCCTATTATAAATCAGCCTTATGAAATTTCTTTTTTGATAAATTTACTGAGAGGTCCTATGGTAACTCATAACATTCCTATATTAAAAGGTACTACCAATAAAAAGGCCATAATAGATAAGATAAAAAATAGCGAATTATATAGTTATATAGACGAGATATATAGTGATGATAAATCTGTAAATGTTATGTTGTTACCTATTAATTATTGTCGTAGCGACGATGAATCTTCGCTTATTGTTAAAAAACCATGGGGCTATAATGAATCGCAGATAATAAAGGAGATAACTAATAAATTGAATTCAGAGCTTGCGATAAAGAAGATAGAGGCGAGAGGTAGCAAAGATAATAGTATTAATCCGGCGAAGCCATATATTATAGTAACAAATGGTGTTACAGGTTCGCAGAAAACAAAATTAGCAGATGAAATAGTGAATTATTTGAAATTAAAAGACGATAATGTTAAAATTATAATAGATGATTTGGTGGCAAATAATAAGGAGTATAAAAAGAGAGTTCTCGATATAATACGAGTGGTTAACGAGGAATGCAATAATAAAAAAGAGTGTGTTGAAAATAAATATAAGAATCCTGATCGTAAATTATTAGATGCTTTTGAAAAAGCTTATTTTGATATTAGAAAAGGCGAGAATTGCACAGATGATTATCCGAGCTCGTGCGATAAATTAAATGATTTAAATTTGGAGAATGCTCTCAAGAACGGTAAAAATATAATATTTGAAACACAGGGCATTAAAGTACCTTCGTGGCTATTGTCGCATCCATATCTCAAAGAGAATTATAATATAATATTCGGGTACTCTCTCGCGCCTATTAGAAAGGTTATAGATGTTATAATATCGCGCGCTAATGCTAATATTAAAAAATATGAAAAGAACCCTGATAAAACTCCGGCGCCCAGATTTCCAGACACTAACAGAACAAAGATTAAACAGGATATTTTAAAGATAATGAATGCTGTTAAATTTCTACGAAATAATTGTATAGATTCGGTTAAATATTTAGCTTGTGGAAACAAAAAGATAGATAAATTGCTAATATATAATAATAATTCGGAATTTAAGTTAGATTTAGTTTATGATAGTATCAGTGATATTAATGACTTAGAATTTGATAATATGTTAAAGAACATAGTAAGATTGGACGAGGACGAAGAAGCTCTCAAGTTGTCTTCGAAGACTAAGAAAGAGAATGACTATGTTTTTCCGATTAAACAAGAGGAATTCAATAACCTTTTTATAGATAGTAAAGATCCCGAAAATATCAAAGTAATAAATCAAGATCTGTTTAAAAGAAGAGTATTGGGATTATTGAGTTACTATAAAACTACTGGGTCTGAATTATTTCCGAGGCTATTACCCGAGACTATTAGGTACATGTATATTACAAAGCATCAAATGAAGAAATATGTCGAAGTACGGAAAAAAGAGATAGATATGGATGAGCGTAATAAGAAATTTGCAAATAAGGGAGCTGTAGATACGAGCTCTGTATATCGCGCATTTAGTAGATTAGTATGTAATTTTGCATTCCCTGAAGAAATAGTTCGCGAGTTTCCTCAAGATATCCGTTTATTAAAAAAGAAAGAACTATCGTTAAACGACGATGATAAGAATAATAACGCAAGTGATGCAAGTGACGCGAATGCTGCGAAGGAAGTCGATATTAATAAGGAGGTAGCTGTTGAATATGAAATGAAATTAAATAAGGCTTTGAAAGAATTGAGAAAAGGCGATTATTTAGATATAAAGAATTTGGAAGAAAATTACAGTCCGAAGTTTGCCCAGATGTTAGAGGATATTAATACGTCGCCCGGAAGCGTACTTGTATATTCTCAGTTCCGTGTAGTAGAAGGCTTGGGAATATTTAAAGAAGTCCTAAATCGCCATGGTTACGTCGAAATAAATATAACAAAGAATGAGGAGTTCGGTTATATATTAGAAGACCCCGACGTATTTGATAAGAAATATGATGATAAACGATATGTTGTATTTAATTCTGATCGCGTTAAGACAAATATTCTAATGAATATATTTAACGGCGAATTTGCGGATCTTCCTGAAAATATTAAAAATATTCTGCCCAATAAGGGTGTTGGAATAGATCAGAGATATGGAAAGCTTGTTAAAATTATGATGATTACTCAATCGGGCGCAGAAGGCATTTCCTTAAAAAATGTTAGAAGAGTGTTGATTACCGAATATTTCTGGAATTCCGTGAGAATAGATCAGGTAATTGGGCGCGCCGTTAGAACATGCAGTCACATGTCTCTTCCTGTAGAAGATAGAAACGTTGGCGTATATAAGTATATTATGAAATTCACGAAAGAACAATTGGCGGCTAATCCGACTATCAGAAAGAAGGATAACGAACTGACTACTGACGAGCATATCTTAATTAAAGCACAGAAGAAGGAGGGATTAATTAAGACATTTTTAGATATGTTGAAGGCCTCTTCGATAGACTGCGTGATACATTCTGAAATAAACAGACCTTTGGAAAATGGTTATAAATGCTATAACTGGCCTATAAATATCAATAGTAATAAGTTATCGTATACTAACAAAATAGGCAATGATAATAAGATACAATCTTATAAAATGTATGAACGAACTAATAAAAACAGGGGTCGTGTTGTATCGCGCGATGGAGTAAAATATGTACTCTTGAATGATAAGCTATATGATTATTTCAGTTATAAAAATGCAGGTATATTATTATCCGCGTAGTTAAGATATATAATATATATGTAAATATTAAATAATACTTTATAAGAAGCATAATATTAATGAGCGATAATATAGATATTAATAAAATATGTATCTGTAGGTGTAATAATTTTAATTTATGTAACCGCAATACGAACGGCAATGAATCTTGTAGATATCATAAAAATATTAAGAATATGCACATACATAAGATATTATATAATGTTGTAAATGATAAGAAAAATATAGACATGTGTGATTTATATGAAATATATAAATATATTAATGTTATTAATTATCCAAATGTTAGAGAATTATATATTGAGGTGTTGAAAAGTATACCATATAAAATACTTAGAGATATCTCATTTATTAATAATAAAAAATATAGCTGCAAAATGGATAAGTACAATTTATTATATGATATAAATAGAAAATCATATGATATAGAATGCTGTGGAAATATCAATAGTATAATAAAATTGCAAAAGAGATTCAGAGAAAAACACATAATTAAATATGATCCCCGCGACGATACATATATGAATAGCGAAGAGTTGTTTACAGGAGATAATATATGCGAAATAATACCAGAGAGGCTTTTTATATTGAAAAATAGCAGAGGGGAAAAATATATATTTGATGCTATTGAATTAGAATATTTTATCAGAACGTGTATAGAAAATAATCAAGAGCCTTACAATCCCTATAACAGAGAACTGTTGAGCAATTATACGATAAATAGTTTAAGAAATTTCATAAAATATCACAATCTTAAAATAAAGGTATTTGAATATAAATGGAACACTAACATGCACGCTTTTACTGATTTAGCAATAGAAATAGAGCGGCGAGGTTTTTATAATAATCCAATATGGTTTAACGAGCTAACCAATATAGACTTTCTAAAAATAATAAAGTATTTCAAGATGTTTTCTAATGATATCCCAGAAAATGCAAACTATTTCAATAATATAACCGAGGATACTTTAATTTTTGATTTTTGCAAAGATGCCATCAAGCTATTTAAGGAATGTAATGAAGAACTCTATATATTATGCTGCAATTTTATCAAATCAATGGCTATGTGTTCTAATAATTTCTATGAGAACATACCTTTATGGTTAACTAATGGGACTAATGGGACTATTGGGACCATAGGGACCATAGGACCAATAAGTACTATAATTGGGACCTCTGGGACCGCAGGGACCGCTAATAATGTTCTTAATAGAAATATAGAAACGTTGATGGGTATGATAAATCGAAATAATATTACGGAATTAGAAAATAATTTTTTATTATATTATTATGTAGAATATAGTTAAAGTTGATAATGAATGATACGTATGATATTAAATATACTCCTGATTTTGCGTATACTCCTGTAAATTCAAATATAATTAATAAAGTTATGAATAATATGAATCAAGAAAACAAAAAAAATATATACGATATATATGTAAGTAAATTTAAAACGGCTTTTTATGGTTTTTTGCTATTTATTATATTGTCCCTTCCAGTATCATATAAAATATTAGATATGATTGCAAAAATAATATCAAATAATATAGAGCTTTATGATTTACACTCTGACGAACCTTCTCCTTTAGGACGTGTAGTAATGGGTTTAATATTTTTCATATTAATTTTTATATTATAATTTTTACTTCTTCTTATTTACCTTTTTAACAGCAGGCTTTACTGGTTCAGGCTCTGGTTCGGGTTCAGGAACTTGAGCATCTTCGACTTCTTCCTCATCATCTTCTTCTTCATCCTCCTCTTCCTCATCATCCTCGTCTTCATCTTCTTCCTCTTTTTTACTTGATACTACAGGAGTTTTTGAAACTGTCGTAGCCGAAGCAGTAACTTGAGGCTTTTGTACGCTCTTAGAAATTACTTCGGTATCTACTTCAATATCGTCCTCATCATCTTCTTCTACATTATCATCGTCACTATCTTTTACGAAAGTAATCTTTGACGAGTTAACCTTTTGGAACTTAGCAGATACAATCTTCCAGCTACATCCGAACATACCTGCTGAGAACCAGATACCATTTAGCTGAATGATAAACTGCGCCTTACCACCCTTGAGATTAGAAACATAATCCTTGAAATCAATTTCGTTGTTATCCATATCATATGAATCGAAATCAAACTTATCTTCCGATGAATCATAAGGAATCTTAGCCTTAAAGGTTGGAGGATATTTGTCTGCGAACATTCCAGTCTCCTTATCCTTATCTCTGCGAATAATACGGCTAAACATGTTAGAAACAGTTCCTTTGTTACCATCGAAGTTATTTTTAAACCATGCTACACGGTTAGTAAATGCGTCTTCCAAGATCTTATTCTCGAGCTCAATGAGTTTATCGTGAAATAGTTTGATTTTAGGATTTTCATCAATACCCTTGAAAGATACAGTGATATCGTACTTTTGAGTTTCATCTTTACGCTTAGGGTCATCCTTGATAAATTGCATGTTATCATTAACCCCGTAAGGGATATTTAGAAGAGGAGTTTGGATATTAATTTTAGCTCCTTGATAATTTACATAGATAGATTTTGCACCTGATTTCATAACCTTCATTTCAGAATACTTAATCTTGTCGACATTGAATTGCTTGGGGAGTAGAACGTTCATCGTTGTATATATATGTTAATTAATCTTTATATAGACAATCAATTTTTATTATTTTATGCATATTATTTTTTTAAATTGAAAAAAGTTGATACGAATTTGGTTTCTACGCAGAACAATATATGTAAATATTGGCCTAAAATAAATAAATATAAAAACATAAAAATTAAATTGATTTTAAAAAAGTATGATATAATTACAGCTCCTACAAAGGTCATAATAATATCTATGATTGCATAATCAAATACTCTGATTGCGTGTATGCCTTCTCTGGGAACTCCTAAGATATCTTTGTATTGGGAAAAAATACACATGGTTCTTTATATTATATAATAAGATATATAATATCTATAGACTGTTGTGTAATTCGCAAATCTCGCCTATATTCAACAAATTATAAGAATCTTTATGTTTTTCTAATTCGTTCCGAAAATTAATTTCGAAAATATCAATAATCTTCTTGTAATTATTTAGTAGAAATAGATTGGTATAATGGTCGTAGTAAAACATGCTACCAAAACCGTTTTTGAACCGATGATAATTGCTCATAATTTCTATATAATCTAAGAATATATATTCTATGAAATAGCTGTGAAACATCTCGCATTGCCTATCAAACATAATAGAAACAGAGTCTGTGAATTTTTTGCTAAACTCATTTGATTTTGAAGTGTTTTTCAGCAAACAGTTGAATATGCGAATCGAGAAAACTTCTGCACGATTCTTAATGATAGTACTTTGAATTTGTTCGTTTTTTTTGGCGTCTCTGAAAACACTTGATATCATACGGCATTTCTTAGCATCAGATATACCCTCGAAAGTCTTCGGATTTTCAAAGACAATTTCCATAATAAACCGCATATCCATTATAGTAATGCGTCTGGCGTAACTTGCGTAACTTGTGTAACTGGCGTAACTTGCGTAACTTGCGTAACTTGCGTAACTGACGTAACTTGCGTAACTGACGTAACTTGTCGATATATAATATGATATCATTTTTTATGTAAAAATAGGAGGTGTTAGTTCAGATTTAGATATATAAATGTTAACAAGGAGAATATGAAGAATCCCCAAATGGAATCTATAATAGCTATGATATATGAGAAATTTTCATAGATAATAATCGATACTAAATTATATGTTCCGTATATTGATAAACCGGTGATACCACCATATAACATAGATTTATATAGTTTATCTTTAAGCTCATCGTCTTTTTTGATATTATTAACAGTTAATGGTATTGCTATATGTATTATTGATATTACAAGTAAAATATAAGATAAAATTATTGTTAATATAATTTTCCATGATAATGCAGATAATTTACCTTGAATTCTTATAGTATTATCATTATACATCTTGATATTCAAAGATATCCATATAACATCTATTACTAAATAGATTACTGATATGATCAAAAACTTAATATTATTATTCATTTACTTAATATCTCTATATTATCACATTAATTTTTTTTTAGTATTATATTATATTATTATAATAGGATTGTATGGGAAAAACTCCTAAAATTCTAACGAATGATAAATATAACTATTATGAATTAGAATTTCCGATATATAAAACGAAGAGCGGCTGCTCTCTTATTAAGATAGGCAATGTGTTTTACAATATGGATTGTAGTAAAACAATAGAAAAAATCAAAGAAGAATATAACAAGAGAATTCGCATAGAATCCTACGAAGAAGATAGTGAATATGTAATTATATAATGATAAACGAAGAGCTAATAAGATTCCTTACCATCAATTTAGAAATGCCTTCGTCTTTGCCTTCGTCATATCTATTATTTTTAAAGTTTTTTTTGTAAGCATTGTAAGCATTGTAAGCATTATCAATACCATAAGACAGCAATATATTGTTAATATCATATTGCGTCATATTTTCAATTTCATTCTCAATAAAATTATTTAGATCCGTCTTCAAGAACTCCGCATCATCGTTACAGTTATTATTGTTATAGCAAATTGTCTCATAGATTTTTTCACAATAATCATAGATACTTTCGTGAATTTCTTCATTCATAATACATTCGTGCATTTTCTATATTCTTTATATCCTATAGAAGGTATCAATTTTTATAAAATATAAATATAGATGATAGACTTAATAAAAAAAAAAGAGTATTTGGAAGAGTATTTTAATAAACATGATTTCAAACATTTTTTTAAAATAACAAACAAGATAGATTTGAATTATTCTAAGTATTTAAAGTGTTTTTTAAAGAAGGATCTATATAAAATAGCAAAAAAGACAAATGTAAACATAGGTATCAATGATAGCAAAATGACTATTATAAGGGTTCTGGGAAAACATTTCAATACCTATAAAGACGGCGATGGCCGAGAGTATTTTTTATCAAAAATTAGTAAGGCCCAAGAGGCCTCTCGGGCCCGCATAAAATATGGTGTATATCTGAAAACTATTACTCCTAAAAATATTGCAAAGATATCTGATATGATCTATAAAAAACGCGGAGGCGGAGAAGAAAATATAGATATGCTTTTAGATGAATTAAAAGTGCCTTTCAATTCTGTTAGAAAGCCGAGAGATTTAAAAAATATTATGAATCAATTACAAAAGTATAATAACAGCGAAGATATATTTTATTGGTTTGCTCAGTTAAATAAGTTTTTACAAAATGAGGTAATTTCTATCAAAGATATACATAATAATTTATTGAAAATCAAGATAGTATACCCGATAAAGAGCGGTAAAATATCTAAAATGAATAGTTTTTCATATTCTGCATTATACTATGGTAAAATAATAAACGGATCCTATGGTGGGAAGACAGACGTAGTAATAAAAACGCAGCCTAAATTTACTAATAATTTTCTAAAAATTAGTAAAAAATATCAATATCAAATCTTTGAAGAAGTAAAAGCGATGACGCAGATCAATAAGAATTGTTATGGCGCTATTGTATCAAAAATATATGCATATGGCGTTGTACCTCCTTTAAAAGAGGGGGATATTTATAGATATGTTTTAGTTACCGAGAGACTTGGGGATGATTTAAATAAATTGAAAACATATCCCGTAAATAAAATTAAAGAGTGCTGTAAGATGTTATTAACAGCTCTGAAAACAATTCACGGTTGTAACTTAAAAAATAGAGTATCTCTTGTACATTCCGATATCAAACCAGATAATATAGTTTTCACAGATAAGAGCGAGACATCTATAAAATTAATTGATTTCGGAATTACACAAAATGTATTAAAGTATAGTCGGAGAGAGGACTGTGTGCATTTTGGAGGGACATATTCGTATATGTCTATATCTCAGCATAAAATAGACGATCCCGATTATTATCTCGATGCCGTAGTAGATTATATGGATGATTTCCAAGCTATAGCGTGGATGTTACTATATTTCTTAGATTTTGAATTTAAAAACGCAGATGCATTAAGTGTTAAAGAGACGTTTCATAAAAATTATGATAACCCCCTTTATATCAATAAGATAGTCAATAGAAGACTTACTAAAAAAAATATACATGTAATAGGAACTCTCTGCGATTATACAATAAAGAGGGCGGATAAACAAAATAGATATGAAACTGATAAAAAGACCAGAAGTGGTATATATTATTCAGATTATAATGAGCAATATTACAGCGACCTCCAAAATATCTTAGATGGCTTAGAATAAAAACGAGTACATAATTAAAAAAATTTTAGAAATTTCAAAAAGTTTTAAAAAGTTGAGAGAAAAATAAATTATGTACTCATTTTTAAATCTATAAATTTTATTGATGGTACAATAGATATTTAATATACAAAAAGTATACCACAAGATACCACAAGATACTCTGAGAAACACTGAGATACTCTGAGAAACTCTGAGAAACTCTGAGAAACTCTGAGAAACTCTGAGAAACTTGCAGAACTCTAAAAATAAAAAACGAGTACATAA